CGTGAATCTTGATGATGCCTTAGATAATTTATTATCTACCGCAAATAATCCAGTTCCGACTGCGGATATTCGAAAGCGACAAGCGGAGTGGACTCCCGGTGTGACTTGGGATGGAAGCGAAGGATTCGTCACTACCGCACCCATGGTGGGGGATAACGCACCCGATTGGAGCGGAGTTCTCAAAGTATGGGGATTAGACCCCGATGCGTTTTCCGTTGTCGAACCAGTCCTTTTCAATGTGTGGGGCGATACGACAGGAACGCTTAATCGTCAATGGAAGGGCAAGGTTGTACGCAAACTAGCCTCCCAAAAACAAGATATTGACGAGATGATTCGTGAGGTCAAGAAACACAAAGGCAAAAACCTTGAACCTAAAGTAACGGGTGCGAGTTTGGTGGTCTTGGCTTCAGACTGGCAAACGGGTAAAAAAGATGGAGATGGACTCAAAGGTTTGGTGGGGCGATGGCTCAAAGCCATCGAGGATGTTGAGATGCGTCTTCGTGAGTTGAAAAAGATTGGTCGACCCATCGATTCGATTGTCGTCCTCTGCCTTGGTGACTTGGTGGAAGGATGCGACGGTCACTACGACATTCAAACTTTCACCGTTGAGATTGACCGACGCGACCAAGTGAAGGTTGCGCGACGCTTGCTTCGAGATGCTCTTATCCGCTGGTCGAAATTAGTCCCGAGCATTACCGTCGCAGCGGTAGGTGGTAACCACGGCGAGCATCGCAAGAATGGCAAAGCCTTTACGACGCTCAACGACAATGATGATGTCGCACTTGTGGAATCGGTTGCCGAAATCTTCCAAGCCAATCCAGAAGCCTTCGGTCATATTCGTTTTGCTATCCCAAAGGATGAGTTGAGCCTGACCTTGGAAGTTCAAGGCAAAATCATTGGCATTACGCACGGACACCTTGCCCGTTCCTCGGGAGGGCCTGAGTCTAAAATGCGTCGCTGGATTGCTGACCAAACTCTAGGTCGTCGCAAGATTGGCGATTGCGACATTCTAGTGACGGGTCATTATCATTCGTTTAAGTTGGCTGACTGGGGCGGGGTCAAATGGATTCAGGCTCCAGCGTTAGATGGGGGGAGTGTCTGGTGGGAACAATCGACGGGAGAAGTTTCGGAGGCGGGAGTTCTGACCTTCCTAGTGAGTCAAGCGGGGATAAGCGACATTCAACTTCTCCGATAAGCGACCCCTACGACATTGCCAGTTACGCAGCGTCGCTGGTCAGTCGGGATAGGCAAGATGAGTACGGGCATCCTCTGGATAACTTCACCCGTGCCTCAAAAATCTGGGAGGTCATCCTTGGATGCCCCGTATCCCCCGAGCAGGTGAGTCTATGTATGGTCGGGATGAAGATAGCCCGAGAAGTCAATCAGTCCAAGCCTGATACGGTCGTGGATGGCATCGGCTATTTCCTCACCCTTCAAATGATTCAAGAAGAGCGCCTACGCAGGGAGGCTTGATTTACTAACCCCCGTAGGATATACTGAGGGTGTCCGAAAGGGGGACAAAATGGCTGAGTTGAAAAGGTTCAAAACCAAGAAATATGAGTTATTTAGAAACTCGGAAAGTAAAATTTTCACTCATGCTGTAATCATCGAAAACCAAGGTTACGGTGCGATATTTTGCGGTTCTTTCAAGTTGGCTCAAAAACAAGCAAAATGGATAGAACAAAGAAGCCAAGAACGAGAAATCGCTTTAGTTGAAATTGTTGAAGTGGAGCAGGTCTAATGAGAGAGGTCAGAACTTTTAGGGTCTCTGAAGGTAGCGCCGAGGCGACTCTTGCTAAGTTCTACAAGATTGCCAGCCGTGGTAAGTCCAAAGGTTTAGACGGCGGCTTCAAGGTTCTTGGTATCACAGACCAAGTTGAGAGAATTGATGGCGTCCAGTATCAATACAAAGTAATCGAAGTTGAGTGCGAGCCTGTCAAGTTTGCTGGTTGGGAATTCCTTGCTGTTGCTGAAATTGAGCAGGGTGTTGTTTTGACTCGCGGTATTGGTTCCGCTCAGGAAATCAAACCTTCCGAGGTCAAGGTTGGATATTGCGCTCATTGCCAAACTACGAGAGCGCGTAAGAAATATATCTTTGTCAAGAGCGCGACTGGCGAAATCAAACAAGTCGGCTCCACCTGCGTCAAAGACTTTTTAGGTTGGGAGTTCGCTCCAACATTCTTACAAGATTGGGCTGAGTTTGAACAATATGCCAGCCTCAATAGCGGTCCTTCAGGAATTGATACCTTGTCCGTCGCGAGCGCGGCAATTGCGGTTGTAGCCAAGGATGGATACAAGTCCGCTTCTCAGTTTGGTTATGACGGTTCGACTTCCTACACGGTCTCTGAGATTTTCAGATTCGGTGCCAAAGATTCTCACACCGCTAACCTCAAGAGATATTACGGGGTCGAACAGTTGTCCGAGGAGCAGTTAGCCAAGGGTCAAGAATTGATTGAGTATGCCAAAACCTTTGCGGGTGAATCGTCTTACGCAGAAAACCTTAGAGCGGTAGCCAGCCTTGAGTATCAGACTTCCAAGACCATTGGAGTCTTTGTCTCGGCAATCATCGCCAAGCAGAAAGCGGAAGAATCCGAGTTAGCCAAGAAGGTTGCCAAGGTTTACAAATCCGAGCAATTCGCCGAGACTGGCAAGCGTGTTGAGATTGAAGTAACGGTATTGAGTTCCCGAGTCATCGAAAGCGAGTGGGGTTCTTCAACATTGTGGACTTTCGAAAGCGGCGATTACAAATTCAAATGGTTTGATAGTGGATACACTTTCTCTGCCGAAATTGGCGAGTCGTTCAAAATCAAAGCAACTATCAAAGGGCTTGACGAATATCAAGGTCAGTTCGCTACAAAACTTTCAAGAGTTGCTAAGGTCAAAGATAAGGAATTAGCCTCCGCTTAGTAATACGATACACTTTGATTACTGTGCGCTAGTCGCCTCAATTGCTGTCTGCCTCCGTGCGCTGAGTCGCCCCGACGGTCTAATGGGGCTACCCATGTGCCGTATCGGAGGAGGTTTAGATGGCTCAATACAGAGTCCTTCAGGGTATCGATTACCCGCCAAACAAACGCGCTGAGGCAGGGCAAGTCATATCAGATTTACCACCTCAAGCAATCAAATGGCTTCTCGAGTCCGGAGCAATCGAGGATGCCAGCAAGCCAGCCAAAAAAGAAGAACCCGTCAAAGAAGAACCAAAAGTAGAACCGATTATCGAGTCAAAAGCCGAGGAGTCGGTTGAAGATTCTTTCGACCCTAACGCCACAGATATTGATGGCGATGGTTTTGTACAAGACGGCACTCCACATCAAAGACCAGTTGAGGAGAAATAATGCCAACATTTAGACACGGTAAAGGCGTCAATATCTTTATTGACGAATTCGATTTTTCAACATATTTCAATAGCGTCAGCGCTTCAACAACAGTTGATACAGCCGAGAGTTCTGCTTTCGGTACAAGCGCCAAGACCTATGTGGTCGGTCATCTTGACGGCACAATCAGTCTGAGCGGAATGTTTGAAGGTACAGCATCAACTGGTACCGACGAATTTTTTGATAACGCTCTAGCAAACGCGACCAAGGCGCTCGTTCTTATTGCGCCTGAAGGTCATGGCAATGGCTATCGCGCAATCATGGCAGAAGCAGATAACACCTCATACGAGGTCTCTTCTCCGATTGGCGATATTGTCCAAGCATCCGCAGAATTCCAATCAAGTGAGTCCGTTGAGCATGGAGTGATTCTTTCCTCCGGCGCGGCGGTTAGCGCGACTGGAAATGGAACAGGAGTAGACCACGGCGCCGCTACCACAAATGGCGGAGCAGGATTCTTGTCGGTTCCAACAAACACCCGCAATGGAAACATCACGGTCAAGATTCAACATTCAGCAGATAACACAACTTATGCTGACCTTGTTACCTTCACCGTTGTTTCAAGTACAAGCACAACTTCAGAAAGAATTGAAGTTGCGGCAGGTACAACAGTAAACAGATACCTACGAGTGAACTACACAGTCGCAGGTTCGTCAGGCTCGGCTACCCCTGTGGTGGCTTTTACTAGGAGGTAAAAATGCCTACATTTCGTCATGGTAAATCCACCGTATTCAAGGTAGATAATTCGGGTGGAACCCTTACCGACATCAGCAACACACTTACTGATGTTTCATTCCCACAATCAGTCGATACCGCTGAAACAAGCGCTTTCGGCTCATCCGCTAAGACTTATGTTGTTGGTCTAACCGACGCAACAATTTCTGTCAGCGGAATGTTCGACGCTACCGTTGATGCTCACCTAAATGGCATCCTCGGACAAGCCGCGACCGTTTCTTTCGAGTACGGTCCTGAAGGTTCAACTTCACCAAATGTAAAGTACACAGGCGAATGTATCCTCACTTCTTACGAGAAGAGCGGAGCAATCGGCGACATGGTTTCCTATTCTGCTGAATTCCAAGTAAGCGGAGCAGTAACCCGTGGTACATACGCATAACAAAAATAAATAACAACTGAATATGGTCGTGACCAATCTAGTGTCCCAAGGAGAAGAGAATGACATCACTACGCGACAAAATCTTTGAAGCAGATGACATTACGAAAGAACTCGTAGAAGTCCCTGAATGGGGAGTTACTGTCGAGATTCGTTCAATGACAGCCGCACAAAGAGCGACACTTACCGAGGGCGTAAGTTCTGTGGATAAGGTCGATGTGTCAAATATGTACGCAAAGACTGTCATCGCAACTGTGTTTGACCCTGAAACGGGTTTACCAGTCTTTACCGAAAAAGACCGTGAAGCAATCCTTTCAAAGAACGGCGCAGTAATTGAGCGTCTTGCTACAAAGGCTCTTGGTTCATCGGGCTTGAGCGATAAGGCGGTAGAAGAATCACAGGCGCGATTTCCTAAAGAATCCTGAGCGTAGGTTTCTTTTCGA